CGCCGGTGGCATGCCGACGCCGACCGGGATGAACTCGACCTGTACTGACCCGACACCACACCTCGAGGACACGGCCCGGCCCATCGCCGGGCCGTTTTTTTGCGCCCTGACGTCGAGTTCCCGGCAACTGGCCCGGCCCGCCGCCCACCATCTCGACCTGACGGCCCGACCTCGAGGCCCAGCAGCTGGCCCAGCAGCTCGCATGCGTTCAGCGCATGCAGCGCCGCTCGTTTCGTGCTGCACCACCGTCGAAAACCATGTTGCAACGCGGTATCCTGGGAATCGCATATCGGCGCATACCGTGGCCTCGAGGCGCTCGCACGTGCAGCATTGGCACCATGCGCCCGGCGCATGCGCCACGGCCCGGCAGGCGGCCCAGACGGCCCGGGTCCCCGGGATATCGGGTCAAAGCGCCACGATCGATCGGAGCTGGCGGCGCGCCCAGATCGACGGCCCACGCCCGGGGGACCGAGGGCAAGGGCCATGTTTCGCACGAACAATTACAGGAAATTTCATTTCACTTTGAAAAATGTCTTTTTAATGTTAAATATCCCATACTGTTTCACGTGAAACAAATTTTAGGGTCCCCAAAATGGATGCTTCCCCGAACCCCGCGGTCCACGAAAAGGAACTCAAGCTCCAACTCCGTCTTGCGCAATTGGAGAAAAACGAAGCGTGCCAAAAAAACTTCCTAACTTTTGTACGTACGGTCTGGCCCGAGTTCATTGCAGGGCGGCACCACAAGATCATTGCGGAAAAGCTTGACCGTGTTGCGCGGGGCGAGTTGAAACGTCTGATAATCAACATGGCTCCACGTCATACGAAGTCGGAGTTCGCGAGTTACCTGTTTCCGGCATGGATGATGGGCCGTGATCCGTCGATGAAGATCATTCAGGCGACGCACACGACGGAGTTGGCTGTAAACTTTGGTCGTAAGACGAAGAATTTGTTAGAGGATGATCGTTACCGGGAGATTTTCCCTGATGTTGCTTTGGCTGCGGACAGCAAGGCGTCTGGTCGGTGGGACACGAACAAGGGTGGAATGTATTACGCGGTAGGCGTTGGTTCGAATTTGGCGGGCCGCGGCGGTGATTTAATCATCATTGACGATCCTCATTCTGAGCAGACGGCGATGTCCAATTCTGGATTTGATGATGCTTGGGAGTGGTACACGGGCGGCCCTCGTCAGCGTTTACAGCCGGGTGGATCGATTGTGTTGGTCCAAACTCGGTGGAGTGAGAAGGACATGACGGGTCAGTTGCTTCGTTCGATGGCGAAGGACCCTTTGGCGGATCAGTGGGAGGTGGTTGAGTTACCGGCATTGTTTGACGACGAAACCCCGTGTTGGCCGGAGTACTGGAGTTTTGAAGATTTGTCCGCGGTCCGCGCATCGATACCTGCGAGCAAGTGGAATGCGCAGTATCAGCAGAATCCGACGGGTGACGACAATGCGATTATTGCCCGCGAGTGGTGGCGCAAGTGGGAGGGAGGTGCGGTCCCTCAGTTACAGTATGTGATCCAGAGTTACGACACGGCGTTTTCAAAGCGTGAGACAGCGGATTTCTCGGCTATCACGACGTGGGGTGTATTTTACCCGGACGAGGGCGGTCCTCCGAACTTGATATTGCTGGACAGCAAGAAGGGCCGTTGGGATTTCCCGGAATTGAAGGCGGCGGCATTTGAGGCGTATCATTTCTGGGAGCCGGACACGGTGATTGTGGAGGCGAAGGCGAGTGGTTTGCCTTTGACGCATGAGCTACGGAACACGGGCATCCCGGTGGTGAATTTCACGCCGAGCCGCGGCAACGACAAGGTATCTCGTGTACATTCGGTATCGCCGTTATTTGAGGCGGGTATGGTTTGGGCCCCGGACGAGTTGTTTGCAGATGAGATGATTGAGGAGGTTGCTGCGTTTCCAAATGGCGAGCACGATGATTTGGTGGACAGCATGACGCAGGCATTGATGCGTTATCGGCAGGGCAACTTTATTCAGTTGCCAACGGACGAGGTAGAGGAAAAGGTGGCGTCCACTAAAATCCGGGCCTATTATTAGATTTTGCGCCACCCACCAGACTTCTGTAGGGGACATTGATGGACCGTCGTACGGCTGTAGCCAGTCAACTTTTGAAACGTGCGGGTGTGACGGGCGACCACAGGTCGTTGGCCGGGTCCCTTCCTCGCGAGACCTTGGATCAGTTTGACAAGGTGATGGGTCGTCGCGAGCCGACGGTACCGCGGACCGCGGGCGGCATTATGTCGTTTGCTAATGGCGGCGGCGTACCGAAGTCCAAGCCCCGTTCCCCCGTAGGACAGAACGTGTATGGCTTGGGAGACGTTGAGTATCGTGCCGCGTTGGACCCGCAGTTTACGGACGTGGTGGAAGACAAGGACGGAAACATGAGCGACGATTACGTGGGCCTGTTGGGCCTGCGTGCTCTGGAGCAGAAACACAATTACGATTACGATTACGATTACGGCAAATTTATTGATGCCGACGCCCGTAGGCTTGACGAGGATTGGACGCGCAACATTGGGGTTTTGGGGGGCTATAACACGGAGACCGACCAGATACGTGTAAAAACGACACCCAGCGAAAGTCAACGGCTGCATGCCTTGGAAGTCCCGGACGCCTATCGTGCGCTGTTTTCTAGGGAAAATGCGTTGTCCGTTACGGCCCATGAGTTGGGCCACGCGGGCAGTCAGCGTTTAGACAATCCTCCTTCCGTAGGGCTTCAGCATAAGAATCTCCGTCTGTTGGATTGGGAGCGGATGCATAAGACGGAGGCGTCGCGCAATGTTTCTTCCGTCCTGAAAAAGTATCTTGATACCGCGGATTACCAAGACGAGAAGCCGGAGCTTGACGTAAAACCCAGCCTGCGGGGGGCTTATAGCAGAAGCTATATGGACATGCAGGCGCAGGCCCGCGAGAAGTACGAGGCCCTTGGTCCGCCGCGCGTGAAGAATTATAAAGACGGCGGTGCCGTCGAACCGCGGCCCACGGGCCTTACGCTTTCAAGCGGTCGTCCGGTCTGGAAGCTTGGTAACGAAATTTATTCTGAAAAAACGGTAACGGTTCCTTACGGGGAGGGCTGGGTTAACGTCCCTACGGTGGATGTGGACGGTAGTATTCTTTCTGAAGAGGAGGCTATTCGTCTCCTTGACCAGATAGGCCCGGTAGATATTGTAACGGGCGAGCCGCTTCCTGTTTTTGATCGTTTGGCCGTCGCGGAGCAAAAGGCATCGCAGCGCTCGGTGAATCTTAACATGGAACTCAAAGGCGCTACGCAAGAACAGGCCGTGGTTGAGTCGGACGGGTTTTCTGTGATCCCTCAGTTTGACGCTCGTGTTTCGGGCGGCGAGAGCAACCGGTCTGTGCCTTGGGGCGATGGCCGGATCAACATTGCGGATGAGACGATGGGTGGTATTGCTCGTCTCGGCGCTTCGCTTAATTTCCCCGGCGGCAACTTGACGGGAGGCGTGACGGGCGTTCACGACAAGACGACGAGCCGCTTGCCTGACGAGTTGCAGGCGCAGGGGCACCCGGAAAGTGTAGAGTACGGCAACCGGCGCGGTTTTGTCCCGACCAATTATGATTTAAGCGGTACGTATGGTCGTCACACGGGCACGGTTAACGTTCAGCCCCGCAGGGAGGGTGCAGATCGTGACGCCATTGGTGGCCGGTCGGCTTGGAACCTTGGCTATGAGTACAGGCCATCTGAGGCTGAATCACTTTCGATAAACGCCATGCCATTTGGACGCCGGGTGGTGAAGGATTATAAAACGGGCGAGACTGAGATGGAACGGAAGATCAGGGTTCAGTACAACAGGCGCTTTTAATTTGCCCTCATTCGGTAGTATAGTTCCCCCGACACTTTAGGAGATAACCTATGGCTCTTGAGCCCATTGGTAGTTTGATGGACAACAACGTCCCGTCTCAGTTGGACGAGGATGATTTGCGAGCAGAGATCGAGGTAGAGCTTCCGGGTTCTCAGTATGACGACACTCTGGTCTCTCTGGACGGTGCGGACGAGGGTTCTCCGATAGAGATTGAGATGGGGGACGACGGTTCGGTGGTCGTGGATTTTGATCCGCAGGACCAGCGCGGCGAGTCCGACGATTTCTACGCGAACTTGGCGGAAGAGATGCCGGACCGTGAGTTATCTCGCGTGGCGTCTGATTTGCTGTCGGAGTACGAGGCGAATCGTTCTGGTCGTCAGGAGTGGGAGGATGCGTATTCGGAGGGTCTGGAGCTTTTGGGCTTCACCTACGAGGACCGCACGGAGCCCTTCAAGGGTTCTTCGGGTGTGACGCATCCGCTTTTGGCGGAGGCTGCGACGCAGTTTCAGGCGCAGGCGTTTAATGAGTTGCTGCCAGCGGGCGGTCCGGTTCGCACAATTGTGATGGGTGACGAAAGTTCTTCGAAGGCACAGCAGTCGCGCCGAGTTCGCAATTTCATGAATTACTACATCACGAACGTGATGGAGGAGTACACGCCGGAACTGGATCAGATGCTGTTCTATCTGCCTCTGGCGGGCAGCACTTTTAAGAAGGTGTATTACGACGAGAACCTTGGCCGCGCGGTGAGCAAGTTTGTTCCTGCGGAGAACCTTGTGGTTCCGTACGACACGGCAGATTTGGATACGTGTCCGCACATTTCGCAGGTTCTGCGGATGCCGCTGAACGACTTGCGCAAGCGTCAGGTCTCGGGCTTCTATCTGGACATTCCGGTCCACCCCTCTCAGGCGGCATCGACCGAGGTTCAGGAGGAGAAGGATCAGATCGGCGGCGTCGCCCCGTCCTCCATTGATTACGACTGCACGCTGTTGGAGTGCCACGTTGATCTGGACCTAGAGGGTTACGAGGTCTTGGACGAGGACGGCGAGGAGACGGGTATCAAGGTGCCGTACATTGTGACGTTGTCCGTGGACAACGGTGAGGTTCTTTCGATCCGTCGCAATTACCGCGAGGACGATGAGCTACAGAAGAAGATTCAGTATTTCGTTCATTTCAAGTTCCTCCCCGGGTTTGGTTTTTACGGCTTGGGCCTGATCCATACGATTGGCGGCCTGTCCCGGACGGCGACGGCGGCGCTTCGTCAGCTTATCGACGCAGGCACGCTTTCGAACCTCCCGGCAGGGTTCAAGGCCCGCGGCCTACGGATCAGGGACGATGAGGACCCGCTTCAGCCGGGTGAATTTCGTGACGTGGACGCCCCGGGCGGTGCCATTCGAGACAGCTTGATGCTCCTGCCGTTCAAGGGTGCGGATCAGACGTTGTTTGGCCTTCTTGGTTTTGTGGTGGACGCAGGTCGTCGTTTTGCGACGATCACGGACATGAAGGTTGGAGACGGGAACCCGCAGGCTCCGGTCGGTACGACGATTGCGTTGCTTGAGCAGGGCTCTCGGGTGATGTCGGCGGTTCACAAGCGCCTGCACTATGCGATGCGCATGGAGTTCAAGATGCTGTCTCGGGTGATGGGGGAGAGTCTCCCGGACGAGTATCCGTATTCCATTGAGGGTGAGGACGCGAGCGTCAAGGCGACGGATTTTGATGACCGTGTGGACGTTCTCCCGGTTTCGGACCCGAACGTATTTTCGCAGGCGCAGCGTATTGCTTTGGCTCAGACGAAGTTGGAGATGGCGACCGCGGCCCCTGAGCTGCATGACATGAACGAAGTCTATCGGGACATGTACGAGGCTTTGGGTGTTCGTGATGCGGACCGCATTATGAAGCGGTCACCGGTGGACGAGCCGGAGCCGAAGGACCCTGCGCAGGAAAACATTGATTTGTTGGACATGATGCAGCTTCACGCCTTTGACGGTCAGGACCATCAGTCCCACATCATGGCGCATCTGGTATTTGCGACGAGTCCTCTGGTGGCGGGCAATCCGATGTTTGCCGCGTCGGTTCAGAAGCACGTCATGGAGCACATCCAGATTGGTGCCCGGGAGCAGGCGGTGGTGTCGTTTATCCAGCAGGCTCAGGTCCAGCAGGGTCAGCCGTTGAGCGAGGAGCAGATGCTTCAGGTGGAGGCGTTGGTTTCGCAGAACATCGCGAAGGGTCTTCAGGAGACTCAGCAGCTGTCCCGCAAGTTGTCGGGTTCGGATCAGCCTGATCCGTTGGTTGCCCTCAAGGAGAAGGAGCTTCAGATCAAGGCGCAGTCCGAGCAGTCGGATGCGCAGATCGACCAAGCCAAGCTTAAGTTGGATGAGCAGAACCAGAAGATGCGTTCTGAGCAGTTCGACCAGAGGCTGGCCAGTCAGGAAAAGCAGACAGGTGCTCGCATTCAGTCTGCGATGGACCGAGAGATTCTTAAACAGCGACAGACTTGATAGGAGAGTATTATGGCTGGTGTAAAAATTGTGACGACCACGCCGGGACCGGCACCCAAGGCTGTTGGCTATGCTGACATCAAGGGTCAGGGACGCATTCCTTATGGCAAGACGGACCCTGCGCCGATGGCGGGAGACAAGTTGTACAAAATGACGGTCCGCGGTGCGGGTGCGGCCCGTAAGGGCAAAAGCTTCATGGGCTGTTAAGCTGTGAGCGAGTGGAACCCGGCGAACACCCCCAACTTCAGTGCCGCTAAAAGTGATGCAAAGCAAGAAAATGAGTTTTGTCGAGGCGAAGACTAATGCGGTCGTCGGGCTGCTGGTGTCTTGGCTGTTCACCTTTTTGTGCTTGCCGCTGTTTGGGCTTGAGCCGTCGCTGATCGACGCGACGTGGATCACCGCTTGTTACTTCGTTTTGTCGCTGGCGCGTTCTTATGTTCTGCGCCGCTTGTTTGTTGCGTTGAGTGAATGATCGCTATTGGAAAATAACCTAGTGACAGCGTTTATGTGACATGCTACGAGACAATGTGATTCTATCCGGTTAGCTGCGAGGAAACATGTAGATGGATGAGATTTTTTTCTCGGAGGCCACGTTTAAGGTCATCCGGGAAAGAAGGGAAAACATACTCGACGTTCTTCAGTACAACAACGTGAAGGACATGGAGCATTATCGTGAACTCATGGGCAATTTAGAGGCTCTGGGTCACGTGGAACAGGAACTCAAGGGCCTGCTAGACAAACAGGAGCAAAGCATTGACTGACGACAACACAGTAGACCTCGCTGCGGCCAGAAAAGGCGTAGAGGGTCTTGCTTCTCTATACGAGGAGCAAAAAGACACGTTTCTAAACCCCGAGACTATCGGGGAATCCCTCCTAGACAGGATGCCGAGCCCCACGGGTTGGCGCATTCTGATTCTCCCGTACCGGGGGAAAGGCAAAACAGAGGGTGGCATCCTCCTTCCAGACAAAGCGGTTGATGAACAGAGCGTATCCACGCAGGTGGGTTATGTTCTGAAGATGGGTCCTTTGGCGTTCAACGACCCCGAGAAATTCCCCACCGGTCCGTGGTACGCGGAAAAGGATTGGGTGATGTTTACTCGTTACGCGGGCTCCCGGTTCCAGATTGATGGTGGCGAGGTTCGTATTTTGAACGACGACGAGGTTCTCGCCAAGATTCAGTCACCGGAAGACATTTTGCATTTCTAGGAGGAAGCTATGACGGACGAAAGCGTAATTGAAGACGAAGCGGTTGAGGTGGAAGTGCCGGAAGAGGCCTCCGCCGGGGACGAGGTGGAAGTCCTTGAAGTGTCTGACGGCGAGGAAGCCACGGACGCCCGGTTCGACAAGGCGGAAAGTGCGGTACAGAAGCGCATTGACCGGCTGACGAAGAAGATGCGCACGGCGGAGCGTGATCGCGAGGAAGCGATCAGCTATGCAAAGCAGGTCCAGCAGGAGTCGCTGGCCCTTCGCACCCGCATGGAGGCGTTGGACAACAACTACGTCGAGGAATACAGCACTCGCGTTGAGACCCAGATGGGCACCGCCGAGCAGGAGCTGGCGAAGGCCATCGACATTGGTGACACGAACGGCGTTGTTGAGGCACAGCGAAAGATTACTTCGCTGGCCATTGAAAACGACCGGGCCAAGCAGGCCAAGCTTCAGCAGGACCGTGTTCGTGCGCAGGCCCCGCAGCAGCAGGCCCCGCAGCAGCAGGCCCCGCAGCAGCAGGCAAAACGACCCGACCCCCAAGCCGAACAGTGGGCTTCTCGCAACAGTTGGTTTGGCTCAGACGAGGCCATGACTTATGCCGCCTTTGGCCTGCATAAGAAATTGGTGGAAGAAGAGGGGTTTGACCCCAGAGGGGAAGACTACTACAATGAGCTTGATAGGCGCATGGTGGACGAGTTCCCCCATAAGCTTAAATCGAACGGTGGAAGCCGACGGCCCGCACAGACCGTCGCTTCTGTATCCCGCGGAAGTTCTGGGCGCAGTGGAGGAAAGGTTAGACTCACCCCTAGCCAAGTCGCGATAGCGAAGAAGTTGGGTGTGCCGATTGAAGAGTACGCGAAATACGTGAAGGAGGCTTAAGCTTATGTCTGATTTGGAAAACGACGAAGTTGGAAACAACGAAGTTGGAAACAACGAAGAAGTTCATAAGCCGGTAAAGCGGGCCTCCCGCACGCGACAGACTCGGAGTTCTACGGAAAGGCGTAAGCCGTGGGCTCCACCGTCCCTGTTGGACGCACCGCCCGCCCCGGACGGTTACAAGCATCGCTGGATTCGAGCGGAAACGCGAGGTTTTGATGATCGAAAGAACATCAGCGCCAAGCTCCGCGAGGGCTGGGAACTTGTTCGTCAGGATGAATACCCGGAGTTTGAAGCTCCGACTATTGAATCGGGTAAATACGAAGGTGTGTTTGGTGTGGGTGGTTTGCTTCTCGCCCGTATGCCGGATGAGACGATTGCAGAGCGGAACGAATACTTCCGAGGCCGAAGCGCTGACCAAATGCAAGCCGTTGACTCTGACATGATGCGTGAGAACGCACATTCCTCGATGACGATCAGCAAGCCTGATCGTCAATCTCGTGTAACCTTTGGCGGCCCACGCGAAAAAACGTGACCGTCCTTTTAGGAGAAACCTATCATGGCAAATGAAAGCACTGCCTACGGTCTTCGTCCTATTGGGCTAGTTGGAAGCGCTGTTAACTCCACTGGAGTGACGCAGTATGAAATTGCTTCTGACAACACCGACGCTATCTACCAGTATGGTATCTGCGTTCCGCTTGCCGCGGGCGTTATTACTTTTGCTGGTGCTACAGATGGGGGTACTACCCCAGCACTCGGTGTCCTGATGGGCGTTGAATATCAAGACTCGGTTTCAAAAAAGCCGGTCTTTCTTAACTACTGGCCCGGTTCGGGCAGCGTAAGCGTTGACACCAACTATCCGGTGAAGGCGTTTGTTGCTGACAACCCGAATCAGCTTTTCAAGGTCGCTTCCGACGCAACCCTTACCAACCGAGCAACGGCTCTTTTGACAGTGTTCGCTAATGCCTCGCTTGGTACGTCTGCCCGCGCGGGTAGCACGGACACGGGTTCGTCCAGCAGCGCTCTTGGCGTTTCTACGGTTGCAACCACGGCTACTCTGCCGCTTCGTATTGTTGGTATCCTCGATGACGAGGCAAACAGCGACTACACGGCTGCGGGTATTCCGTTGATTGTTCGTCTAAACGCTCACTTCAACGCCAACGCTGGTGGGTTTGCTTCGCAGACCACCGCGCTGACAACCGGCATTTAGGGAGGTTTTGATATGGCTATTTCTCGCGCACAGCTTGCGAAAGAGCTAGAACCCGGCCTGAATGCTTTGTTCGGGTTGGAGTACAGTCGCTACGAGAGCGAGCATTCTGAAATCTTTGAGGAGGAGTCTTCGGACCGCGCCTTTGAGGAGGAAGTAATGCTCGGAGGTTTCGGTACTGCGCCGACCAAGGGTGAAGGCACAGCCATCAGCTTTGACGACGCACAGGAGACCTACACTGCTCGGTACCAGCATGAGACCATCGCGCTGGCCTTCTCCCTCACGGAGGAAGCCATCGAAGACAATCTTTATGATCGTCTGGCCTCACGCTACACCAAGGCTCTGGCACGTTCGATGTCCCAGACCAAGCAGATCAAGGCGGCTGCTGTTCTCAACAACGCTTTTGATACGGCTAACCCGGTTGGTGACGGAGCGGCGCTTTGCTCCTCTGCTCATCCCAGTCTGTCGGGTAACCAGCGCAACCAGCTTACCACTGCGGCGGACCTCAATGAGACCTCGCTGGAGCAGATGCTGATTGATATCGCTGGTCTTACGGACGAGCGTGGTCTGAAGATCGCGGTTCGTGGCATGAAGCTCCTCATTCCGAAAGAGCTTCAGTTCATTGCAGAGCGTGTCATCAACTCGAACCTTCGTTCGGGCACTGCTGACAACGACGCGAATGCCGTGAAGTCGATGGGCATGCTTCCGGAAGGTGCGGTGGTCAACCACTATCTCACCGATACGGATGCGTTCTTCATCAAGACGGACTCACCGAACGGCTTCAAGCACTTCAATCGCGCCGCGATCAAAACCGGTATGGAAGGCGACTTCGACACCGGCAACATGCGGTTCAAGGCTCGGGAGCGTTACAGCTTCGGTGTTTCGGACTGGCGTTGCGTGTTTGGTACGGCGGGCGCTGCGTAAGCCCCTGCTTCCAAGAAAAATGAAGAGGGCGGCTTTCGGGCCGCCCTTTTTTGTGCCGATATTTAGTTGGTGCTGCGCCACTTTCTCCCGTAAAGTGTCCCTGCACTCGAATGTGGCCACCAATCAAGGGGGTCATGGTTAAAAAGGAGACTGTTCGATGCCCACTCATTTTCTTAGCGGCGTTTCAAACGTGGCCAACGGTAACCCTCTTTTCGAATACGGGGCGCTGGACCCGACCAAATACCACGTGTTCTGGGATGATTTCGACACCACGCCCATCGCGGCGCAGTGGACCCTCACAGCCACGTCCGCTGGCACGGGCACTTCAGCCATCACTGTTCCGGATGCGGACGGCGGCCTTGCTCGCATCACGACGGCTGCCAACGAAGACGACGGCATCTTTGCGGAGTGGATCAGCGAGACCTTCAAGCTCGAAGACGGCAAGAAGGCTTTCCTGAAGACCCGCATCTCGGTTGGCGACGCCATCCAGAGTGATTGGATTGTTGGGCTGCACTCCACAGACACCACACCGCAGGACGCCACGATGCGCTTCCTGTTCGAAAGCGTCGATGGCGCGGCAGCGGTGTATTTCAACAACGACGACAACACCACAGACACGGACAGCGGGACCATCCTGACGATGGAAGACGACACGTTCGTCACTCTGGCGGCATACTGGGACGGCGTCAGCAAAATCAAGGTGTACGGGAACGACAACCTCGTCCAGACCCTGACCGGCATGGATGTCCCGGGCGCGGAGATGGCGGTCGGCTTCGGCTACCTGAACGGTGCCGCAGGTGCTGAAACCGCGGACGTGGATTACATTTTTGTCGCAAAAGAGCGCTAGAAGAAATAGTGGGGGCGTAAAAACCCCCACTCATTTTAGTAAAGGAGGAGTTAAATGGCTTCAGATATTCTCTCGTCGTTTATAAGCGCCGCAACAGCAGACACCGATGGAGTGTCTGCGGTTGCTGCTGTAGCTGATAATGCTAATTTGGTCCTTGGTGGCGCGTTGGCCTCCGGGGGTTCGGTCACGTTTGATGAACCCCGAAATATTACTATTCTTAGCTCTGCTGATGATTCTGGTATATCGTTTAACGTAACGGGTACGGACGAAACAGGTGCGGCGGTTGTCGTAAACGTCGCGGGCGCTGATACGGGTACTACTACGGGATCAACCTTTTTTAGTACCATCACTCAAATAGCTGCCGTAGGGGACCCTGCGGGTAACGTAAGTGTTGGTTCGGGAACTTCTATCGCGGCAAGAATTTCTGCGGGAAGGCTGCGTTTACGAGGCCTTTATGCGGTAAACACCGGCACTGCGGGAACGGTGAGCTTCCGTCAAGAGTCGGGTACGGGCACAGTGCGTATGCAATTTAATACGGTGGCCTCCGCAAACACCACGCAGTATCCGGACATCCCGGATGACGGTATCCTGTTTCCCGGTGGAGGATACGTAACTTACACCCAAACCACACTGTCTTCTATGACAGTTTTCTACGAAGGTTAGTCTTGGCTACTACAGAAGATGTTAAAAAAACACCTTCCGGTAGGGTGCAGGCCTTTGCTGGTTTGAAAAAGGCCAAAGAAAAGCTCTGTTCTTGCCAAGAAAAGCGCGGCGGAGCGGTTCGAAAGAGAAAGTGACGTAACTAATGGCTATTTCAGGAAGCACAGATTTTGAGCTAGACGTTTCCGACTACATTGAGGAAGCGTTTGAGCGGTGCGGTCTGGAGGTTCGGAGTGGATACGATCTCAAGACGGCCAAGCGGTCGCTTAACCTGATGCTCGCGGAGTGGGCAAACAGAGGGTTGAACTCTTGGACAATTGTCCAGCGATCTCAAGCACTTACGGCGTCGGATGGGGAATATAATTTGGGCACGGATGTTATCGACATCCTGTCTGTGGTGATTCGCCGGGACAGCACGGACTATTCCCTAGAGCGCTTAAGCCGCACGGGGTATCTGACTATTCCCACGAAAACGACTGAAGGCCGACCCTCTCAATTCTTTCTGGACCGGCAACTCACCCCGAACCTCAAGTTGTGGCCCATCCCGGAGAACAGCACAGACGTAATATATTACGACGCTTTGACGCGCATGGATGACGCGGACACCTTCACGAACACGATGGAGGTCCCGTTTCGACTTTATCCCTGCCTCGCGGCGGGGCTGGCCTACTATATTGCTATGAAACGTGCTCCGCAGCGCATTCAGATTCTTAAAGCGGTTTACGACGAGGAGCTACAGCGGGCTTTTGAGGAAGACAGGGACCGAGCGTCCTTCACTATTGAACCTTACGTTGCGTATAGATAGGAGCGGAGATGGCCAAGTTTGCAACCGGTAAAAACTCCTACGCCATCTCGGATCGCTCCGGGCAACGCTACCGCTACCGCGATATGCGCGAAGAGTGGAACGGTCTTAGGGTGGGACCGGACGAGTATGAACCAAAGCACCCGCAGCTAAGGCCGCTCCGCGCGGTTTCGGACCCGCAGGCGCTTAGAAACGCCCGCCCGGACAGGGTAGAGCCCTTGGTGGTTCCCGTGGGAGGGGGCGGTTTTCCCGACAGGGGCATTGATACGCACCTCGTTTCTAACGTGGGCTTTGTGCTAGTGGTGACAGAATGACCTACACATATGCTGAATTAAAACAAGCCATACAAGATTACACGGAGAATGACGAAACGACCTTCGTTAACAATCTTGATAACTTTATCAAAAACACCGAAGAGCGTATCCTTAAGGGGGTACAGCTTACTGTTTTTAGGAGAAATGCTACGGGGACGACCAGTTCGGGGAACCAATATTTGGCGGCCCCCTCTGATTTTTTGGCTCCGTATTCCTTATCAATTTTAAACGGGTCGAACAAAGAGTTCCTTCTTTACAAGGACGTTAACTTCCTACAGTCGTATAGCCCTAACTCCAGCACAACGGGGCTCCCTAAGTATTACGGTTACTTCGACGTAAACAATTTTATCTTGGCCCCTACGCCGGATGCAGCCTACACCGCTGAAGTACATTACCTTTATCGACCACCTAGCCTAACGGCGCAGGCAACCACGGGAACCACGTGGTTAAGCGAGAATGCCCCAGTAACCCTTCTGTACGGCAGCCTTGTAGAAGCGTATACGTTTATGAAGGGCGAACCGGACATCATCCAGAACTACACCCAGCAGTTTGTGAACAGCTTTGGCCAGCTTAAAAACTACGGGGAATCTATAGAAGACACGGATGCGTATCGCACCGGTCTTATCTCACGGGATAAGGTTTAATGCTTGAACTTAAGCTAGATATCCCAGAAGAACCTATGGTTACCGTTAAAACAACGGAACACAGGGGCTTTACCCCGGACGAGGTGGCGGAACGGTGTGTGGAAAAACTCATATCTGTTTCGGATACGGCTCATCCGGCTCTTCGCGATCAAGCCCATGCTTTTCAGCACCATATGGAAAAGGTGGTGGCTTTCTACATGCGAGAAGCCATAAAAAGTGATAGGATTACAACGTACAACGCTTTGTGCAACGCAGGTCACCCAAAATTGGCCGACGCTATAAGGAGACTATAATGG